CCTTCCAAACAAGATTTTATTAACTCTCAGAAGCCTAAGAAGCGAGGGTGAAATGCGGGATAAACACGGAGAGAAAACAAGGCAGACAATAAAGAAAACAAAAACCCCAGCATGGACAAGAAAAGAGGGGAAAAACCCATCAGGCGGTCTTAATGCCAAGGGCAGAGCATCATACAACCGTCAGACAGGTGGAAACTTGAAGGCTCCGCAGCCAGAAGGTGGCAGCCGAAAGAAGTCGTTTTGTGCAAGAATGTCGGGAATGAAGAAGAAGCTAACCAGTGCAAAGACGGCAAGAGACCCAAATTCACGCATAAACAAGTCGCTTCGCAAGTGGAAGTGCTGAAAATCGGTAACAAAAACAGCAGATATAGACACTGACCACTAGAGACGTTTTTTCCCGAAAGTCCTAGAGGTATAACTATGTCTGAAGAACAAGTACAAGAACAACCAGTTGCCGAAGAGTCTCAGGCTCCAGAAGCCCCCGTCCAGGAGGCTGCGCAACCGCCTGCCCCAGAATCGTCCGAAGGTTTTCAATCACCTTATGAGGCATTCAGAGCACTCCCCGACTTTGAGGGGCAGGACGACCTAACGATTGCCCGTAATCTGTACGGTGCCTACAACGGGTTCAACGAGTCCCAGCGTCAGTTGCAACAATACCAACAGGTGGTGCCCTATGCTCAGGAATATCTTAGGAATAAGAATGAGTTTGAGTCATGGCAAAAATCAAAGGCAGAAGAGGCTGCAAAAGCAGCACAGCCTGAACCTGCTCCGAAGTGGTGGAATCCTCCAGAGGTTAAGGACAATTGGAAATCGTACATCGTCCGTGACCCTCAGACCGGCAAGGAGATCATTGACCCAAACGCACCGTTTGAGGCGCAGCAGGCGTTACGGGACTATCAGGCCTACACCTCCGATTTCGCTCGCCGTCTCGTCACTGATCCTGAGAATGTACTCCAGCCTTTTGTTGAGCAAGTTGCCACGCAAAAAGCCCAAGAAATGGTGGAGCGGCATCTGGGCCAGTATCAAGCAAAAAGCTACATACAAAACCTAGAAGAGCAGAATAAAGATTGGCTGTTTGATGCTAACGGACAAGTTACACCCGAAGGTCAAGCCGTTCAGCGTCATATTGAAGGAGCACGCCAGTTAGGCATACAGAGCCCTCAAGAGCGATGGGCCTATGCTACAGGGATGTTGCAGCGAGACTTGTTAGAGCAG